TGTTAGACCAACACCAAAAACATGCATGGATGTTAAGAAGTTTTATTAAATAATGATTGACGCAGGTGGTTACCTCGGCAACGCAAACTTAAAACGTATTGGTGTAGAGTTATCTTACACCGAAGAACAAGTTGCCGAGATTATAAAATGTACTGAAGATCCAGTTTACTTCATTAAGACATACGTTAAGATTGTTAACGTTGACCATGGTCTTATGCCATTTAATATGTGGCCTTTCCAAGAGGAAATGGTTACAAAATTTCACAATAATCGTTTCTGTATTGCAAAGATGCCTCGACAGGTTGGTAAAACAACCACGACTGTCGGTTTTATGCTTTGGTCGGTTCTATTCCAAGATGATTACAGTATTGCTATTCTTGCTAACAAAGGTTCTCTTGCTCGTGAAATTCTAGGTCGTATTCAATACGCATATGAATATTTACCTTTATGGTTGCAACAAGGTATCATTACTTGGAACAAAGGTAATATTGAATTAGAAAACAAATCAAAAATTAGTGCCTTTGCAACATCAGCATCTGGTGTTCGTGGTGGTTCTTACAACTTAATTTTTCTTGATGAATTCGCTTTCGTTCCAAAGAACATGGCAGACGAATTCTTCACATCAACATACCCTGTTATCTCATCAGGTAAAACTACCAAAGTTATTATTGTTTCTACACCATATGGTCTGAACCACTTCTATAAGATGTGGGTGGATGCAACGGAGGGTCGTTCCACATATATACCGCTTGAGGTGCATTGGTCACAAGTGCCAGGTCGTGATGCTGCGTGGAAAGAAGAAACAATACGCAACACATCAGAAGAACAGTTCCGACAAGAGTTCGAAACAGAATTTATTGGTTCATCAGCCACATTAATTTCTGGTTCTAAGTTAAGGTCATTAGCGTTCTTTGACCCAATGAAACAAGAAGATTGTTTAGATATCTACGAAAATCCAATACCTGGACACCTATACATTGGCTGTGTGGACTGTTCAGAAGGTGTTGAACAAGATTATTCAACGATTAATGTACTTGATGTATCTCAAGTTCCGTACAAACAGGTTGCAAAATACCGAAACAATAAGCTGCCATTGTTATTTTTACCTACGGTTGTTTATGCTTTATGTAAGCGGTACAACACCGCATACGCATTGATTGAAACTAATAATGTTGGCCAACAGGTCGTAGACATACTTCACTACGATCTGGAATATGAGAACATATATAAGCTAGAACACCACCACATTAAAGGACAATCAATTTCAGGTGGTTTCAAACGTTCCACATCATTTGGTATCAAGACCACAAAATCAGTCAAAAAGATTGGTTGTGCCAACTTGAAAACCTTAATTGAGAATGACAAGTTAATTATCAATGACTTTGACACAATTGCCGAACTTAACACTTTTGTGAGGGTTCGGGACAGTTATCAGGCAGAAGAAGGCAACAACGATGACCTGGTTATGGGCCTAGTCCTATTTGCTTGGCTGACTGCACAGAGTTATTTTAAAGAAGATACCAATATCGACATACGTAAAATGATGTTGGAAGAACAAAATATGCTAGGTGACGAAGATTTGGCACCAGTAGGTATTATTGATGATGGTAGACCAGAACCAGTAATTGATTCTGGTGGAACAGTATGGCAAGATGATGTTAGAAACCGAGGTTATATATCCTCAGATTTTTAAAAACATAAATACAACATACATTAAAAAAATAATTCAGCCCTTAAAAGGAGATTAAACCATGGCTTTTCAATTATCACCAGGCGTGAATGTTTCAGAAGTTGACCTTACAACTGTTGTGCCTTCCACAGCAACAACTATTGGTGGTTTTGCCGGAAATTTTAACTGGGGACCAGTGAATGAGATTATCACAATTAGTAATGAAGTCCAATTAGTAGAAAAATTCGGTAAACCAGATAGCAACACCGCAACATCATTCTTCACAGCAGCAAACTTTTTACAATATGGTTCAGATTTGAGAGTTATTCGATCAGTAGGTGCTACAGCGAATAATGCAACAAACTCTGGAACACCAGTAAGAGTTCTTAACGAAACAGTTTATGACCAAAGCTTTGCATCAGGAAGCAATTCAATTGTTTGGGCAGCAAAGTATCCAGGTTCACTAGGTAATGCAATACGTGTTTCAATGGCTGACGCTAACGTTGCCACAGGTTGGACATACTCAGGTGAATTTAGTACAACACCTTCTACATCCAGATACGCCACAAGAGCAGCAACATCAAATGATGAAATTCATATTGTAGTTGTTGACTTGACGGGTGCAATTACAGGTACAGCAAACACTATTGTTGAAAAATTTGGTTTTATTTCTAAAGCAGGCGATGCTAAGAATTCCGACGGTTCTTCAAATTTTTACAAAGACGTTATTAACAGTCAATCCAAATACATCTGGTGGATGGGTCATCCATCAACTGGTACAAATTGGGGTCAAACGGCCATTCAAGTAGCGAATACGGGTGGTGGTTATGCTGGTCTTGCAGTAAACAACTTCGACTTGTCGGCAGGTAAAGATACTGCACCAACTTCAGGCAACAGAAACACTTCTTACGATTTGTTTAACAATGTTGATGCAGTTGATGTTTCTTTGTTAATGGCTGGCGACACTACAGATGACGTAGTGCCCGACCGACTAATTTCTATTGCTGAGTCACGCAAAGATTGTATGGTGTTTATTTCTCCACCATTAGCTTCTGTGTTAAATAACTCAGGTGTAGAAACAACATCTATTAGAACTTATCGTGACACTATCACATCTTCTTCATACGCAGTTATGGATTCTGGATGGAAATATCAATACGACAAATACAATGACATTTATCGTTGGTTGCCATTGAACGGTGATATTGCCGGTCTATTGGTTAGAACTGACGTTGACCGTGATCCATGGTTCTCACCAGCTGGTTTGAACAGAGGTCAAATTAAGAATGTTGTTAAATTGGCATGGAATCCAACTAAAGCCGATAGAGATGGATTGTACAATTCAGGTATTAATCCTGTTGTAACCTTCCCAGGTGAAGGTACTGTGTTGTTCGGTGATAAGACTCTATTGAACAGACCAGAAGCAATGGACAGAATTAATGTTCGTAGATTGTTTATTGTACTAGAGAAAACAGTTGCTCGTGCATCTCGTTCTTCATTGTTTGAATTTAACGATGAATTCACACGTGCTCAGTTTGTTAACTTGGTTGAACCGTATTTGCGTGAAATCCAAGGCCGCCGTGGCATCTATGACTTCCGTGTTGTTTGTGATACTACAAATAACACACCAGAGGTCATAGACCGCAATGAGTTTGTTGGTGACATTTATGTTAAACCAGCCCGTTCCATCAACTTCATCCAACTAAACTTTGTTGCAGTCCGTACTGGTGTTGCATTCAATGAAATCGTTGGACGATTCTAATAAATAGAGAGATAGGAGAAAATTAAATGGCATTTAATATTAACGAATTCCGCTCTCAAATGCAGGGTGATGGTGCGAGACCAAACCTCTTTGAGGTAACCATGCCTTTTCCGGCATTTGCTTTACCTGGTAATGCACAAACGAAATTATCATTCATGTGTAAGACCGCACAACTTCCAGGTTCTACTGTTGGTACTGTGCCTGTTCAATACTTCGGCCGTGAGTTGAAGTTTGTGGGCAACAGAACCTTCACTGATTGGACACTCTCAATCATCAATGATGAAGACTTTGTTGTGCGTAATGCATTTGAAAGATGGATGAATGGCATGAACAGCCATAGTTTAAACGTTCGCAACCCATTGGCACAAACTCCAGGCAGTTATACTGTTGACGGAGAAGTTAAACAATTCGCCAAGAACGGTGACACATTGAAGAAATATAAGTTTATTGGTTTATTCCCAACAGACGTTTCTCCAATTGATGTTGACTGGGGTTCTAACGATTCAATTGAAGAATTCACGGTGAGTCTATCATATCAATGGTGGGAATCCGTAGAAGATAACGTGGTTTGATGGAGGAGGAGCTTAGGCTCTTCTTTCTTAATATAGGATTATTATACAGTGGCAATTAAATTATTTGGTTTTACCTTTGGTGATAAAGAGGTTGTTCAGGTTCAAAACCCGAGCGAGGCTTCTTTTGCTCTACCGACAAGTGCAATAGATGATGGTGCAGTTACTATTACAGGTAACGCACATTATGGTACGTATGTTGATTTAGAGGGTTCTATTCGTAATGAGTTAGAACTAATTACACGTTATCGTGAAATGTCTAATCATCCTGAGCTTGAAATGGCTATTGACGAAATTGTCAATGAAGCTATTACTCGTTCAGAAGAAGGTAAGATTCTTGATATCGTTATGGATAATTTGAAACAACCAGAATCAATTAAGAAAAAGATTCGTGAAGAATTTAACAACGTTATGCGTATGTTGAACTTTGCGAATCTTGCCGATGATTTATTCAAACGATGGTACATTGATGGTAGAATTTACTATCACATTATCGTTAACGAAAAGAATCCTAAAGAAGGCATTAAAGAATTACGTTACATCGACCCACGTAAAATTCGTAAGGTTCGAGAAGTACAAAAAGACCGTGATCCAAAAACTGGTGCATCGGTTATTAAATCTATTGCTGAGTACTATGTCTATAATGACCGTGGTACTACAACACAAACATATACTGCCCAAGTTAATCAGGGATTGAGAATTTCTTCTGATGCAGTTATCAATATCAATTCTGGTTTGATGGATGCAAAGAATACATTTGTTATTTCTTATATTCATAAAGCAATCAAGCCACTTAATCAGTTGCGTATGATTGAAGATGCGGTAGTTATCTATCGTTTGTCTAGAGCACCAGAACGCCGCATTTTCTATATTGACGTTGGTAACTTACCAAAAGGTAAGGCTGAACAATATTTACGTGACGTTATGGTTAAGTATCGTAACAAGATGGTTTATGATGCTACGACTGGTGAACTGCGTGATGACCGCAAACACATGTCGATGTTAGAAGACTTTTGGTTACCTCGCCGTGAAGGTGGTAAAGGTACAGAGATTACAACATTGCCAGCTGGTCAAAACCTTGGTGAGTTAGAAGACGTTAAGTATTTCAGAAACAAACTGTTGAATGCATTGAACGTTCCAATTGCACGTTTAGAACCACAACAATCTGGTGGTATGATTGGCATTGGTAGAAGCACTGAAGTAACACGTGATGAAGCCAAGTTTGCAAAGTTTGTACAGAGACTACGTAACAAATTCACACACATCTTTGATGAAGCATTGAGTGTACAGTTGACACTTAAAGGTATTTGTACCCGTGAAGAATGGGAAGAATTCAAAGAAGACATTTACTACGACTTCCAAAAAGATAATAACTTTGTTGAGTTGCGTGATGCTGAATTGTTACGTGAAAGAATTAATTTGTTAACTCAAGTTGACCCATTTGTTGGCCGTTATTATTCTGCTGATTGGGTTAAACGTCATATCTTGCAATTGACTAAAGAACAAATTGAAGAGATGAATAAAGAGATTAAAAAAGAAGATGACGATGGTACTGGAGGTTCAGTGTTACAACAAGGTGGAGAACCACCCGTATCACCAGATGAATACCCACCAGTTGACAATACTGCTGATACAGCTGCAACAGAATCTATGACACCAATGTTGGATGCCGAGTTAGATAAATACTCATCAAGTATGATAAATAAGAAATAATGGAGAATAATTATGGATATTAAAAACTTTATTGATGCTTCAATTGAAGGTAATGCAGTCGAAGCACAACAAGCATTGAACGATGTAATCTCAGCACGTGCCATGGAAGCCTTGGCATCCCGTAAAACTGAGATCGCACAAAATTTGTATAACGGCAGAGAAGCAGAATCAACCGAAGAACAACAAGAAGTATGAAATCGTTACAAGAATTAAGAAACATTGTTGAGGAAGAGAAGAAGGACTATTCAAAGTTCGATGCTCTTGTACGTGCTGGTTTAGGTAACAAAGCACAGATTCAACGTTTGCATAATATTCTTGACAAGATGGGTGAAGAAAAGCCTAACTTTAATAACGCAGATAAAGAAATCATACGTAATATTTTTAACAAGATGGTTGATTTGATTACCAGTAATCCAAATATCAATCGTCAAGCTCGCCGTGCAGTATCAGAAGAACTCGAAGAAAGTTTGATTGATACTTCTGATTATAAGATTGGACCATCAGGTAAAAAAATTAGAGCACATCGTATTGCAATTCAATCAGGTACAGAAAAAGCAAAAGACCAAGTAACTGAAGCAACTGAAGACAATGTAGTTCCTCCGTCGGATCCTCCATTTGTTCTATTGTTGAAACGCAGAGCAGTTAGATTATTCCCTGATGGTACTAAAGTCGCTTTGTATTATAACGATAAACTTAAAAAAGTATTCTCGGTGCCATTCAATTCTCAATACATGGGTTATAACTCCATGGCACCAGTCATTCAGGCTGAGTCTACCGAACAAGGTAGTGAAATAATTGAAGAAGCGGTTATGGATACTTTGCAAAAGATTGTCTCAAACAAATCGGCAAAAAAAGTTAAGTTTGCTTCTGGTGAAACAAGAACAGTCGACCACTATACAGCATCAGCACTCACACAAGTACATGGTGCTTTGAGTGATGATAACAAGAAAAAGTTTGCAGATATGGTGCATAAGTCACCTGGTCATTTTACTAAGGCCGCAGATTTTGCTTTTAGTAAATCAAAATGACATTTATTGAAAGTTTAATAAATAACAAGTTAATCGAAGCAAAAGAAAAACTATTTGCTAGATTAAATGAAGTTGCCTCCGAGAAGTTAACGGAGACAAAAGGTTATATTGCTCATATCGTATATGAAGAAGTAGAAGAATTAGATGAAGGCAACATTATTAAAACTGGTAGGATTCAAAAAATAAGAAGACGTATTAGAAGAAACAAACAAGGTCGAATTATTCTTCAACGTAATGTGCGTAGATCAGCAATTAAAGGATATAGACTGTCTGGTAATACGGTAAAAAGAATACCTGCTGCACAGAGATTGCATAAATCGAGAATGTTAAAAAGATATTGGAAAACTAAAGGCCGCTCAAAGATGAATAGGGTCT